AAAAAGTATTCTATGAAACTTCTTTGACTCTGTAAAGTCATCATAATAAGGCGAGAGGTTAAAGTCTGTTGGACTTGGCATTTATTTCCCTCTAAAATTCAATTATTAATTTAACATTCTCAGTTTGGTCTGAAGCTCTTGTGATTGGCGATCTATTTTCAATATATAGAACATCACCAGTATCAGCATCAATTTCACCAGAATTATATCCACTTGTAAATGAAATATTATCTACAGTTGTGGTTGAACTTGAAGGTGTAGCGGTAACTCCTGAACTTTGTCCTGTGATAGTATTAGTACCAGAAAACGCTGTTAGATTACCGTCACTATCTATTCCTTCATCATTAAATCTTGTTTGTATGTAATATAAAATATTGTTAGAACTATCCCATTCTACAACTTTACCCACAGCACCTGTTGTTGCTTGATTAATTTCTTCATCTACTGTAAATGAACCTGATGGACTTGTAACTAATATTGCTTTAGTACCTCTTAATGTAGTAGCTGTAGCAGCTGAACTTGCTGATAAAATATCTCTCATCAATGCAACTCGTCTAAAATCATTAGCTGTTGTAAAGTCACCAGAGTTTGAAGTTTCAGCAGCTTCAAAGTTTGTATTTAACATTACAAAATATCCACCTAATTCTTCGATAGCGTTTTCACCGTGGCCGCCTTTTGGACCTATGATTACATCTAATTCAGCACCACTTAAACCTGTAGCACCAGCTGAAACTATATCAGCGTTTCGAATATAACCGTAAGTATAACCAGTACCGCCTGCTGTAACTGTAACTGCTGTCACAACTCCTGATGAAACTGTAACTGAAACTGTTCCGCTTGAACCGTCACCTTTTATAGCAATACCTGTGTGAGTACCATCTGTACCACCAGAGCCTGCTGTTTTAATTTTTACTATATCAATAGCACCATCTGTATTAGCAGCAGCTACTGTTGAGTCTGTAGCAACAGCCATAAAGTCTGTTGATAAAAAATTTGTTCTTTGAGCTGCTGATAAAGTGTACATAAATTTCCACTTATAACCATCAGCTGTTGATAAAATTGATGTTGATGTGCCAGTAGGTTTTACTGTTGAGTTAGCTCCACTATTATTATCTAAACACTTGTAAACATTAAAGTCTTCGGTTAAAACATAAAAAGTAGAATCATATAAAGCAGTAGCACCACTATTTGCTGTAACTACACTTGAAGTAGAACCAGTAACATAATGGCCATAGTCGTGTCTGTAATAATCGTAAACTGTTCCTGTTGTCCAATTTCTTCTTGGAATTACAACTGAAACGTCTGAACTTGTAACTCTTTTAGCTGCTAAAAGGTCATCAAATACGTGAAACTCTTGTGATATTGAATCAACTGGTGTTAATGGAGAAGCGTCTGTACCCTCATATTGAGTACGGCTATCACCTCTTGTAGATGTAGCCCACGCTTGTGGTCTACCGATACCCATATAGTACACATTTGCTGAAGCTTCTGAAAAAGACTCAACAAATTGTTCCTGATTATGGATTCTAAATTTGTTTGTTATAATCGCTGGCATATATTCCTCTTAATCTTATTTATATTTATACTCGTTAACTATAGCTTATTGTAATTTCCGTAGGTAAAGCTATATAAGTTTTTAAGTCATCTACGGCATAATCTCTAAATTGTACAATCTCACCATCAATTGATGTATTTTGAGTACCTATTATTCTATGGTTTGCCCAATCGGCCAATTGCATAGGCTGGATATAACTTCTAACTGAACTATCTGCCCCAGCAGCCCCTGTTTGAGCGATACCACTACCACTAAAAAGACTGAATTTATAGTTATTAATAGACTTCATTCTAGGAGGCATAACAGCATATCCGTATTTAAGCTCTGTATCTCTAACTGTAATTCTTGGTTTAGACTGTATATTTAATGTGATGATTTGACTTAAAGTTAAATCTCTAGTAGTTTTACTTAATGGTGTACTAGTAGAGTCTGTGAAGTCTGGATCAACTCCTAATTCTGGATTAACTCTTAAAGATGTACCATCTGTAGTTGTTCCTAATCTTCTACCAAATATTGTTGAGAATAGAGTATTAAGTATAAGTGCTGGACCAGAGTATTCAATACCTGAATTAAGTCCTGTGATACTTTGAATTTGAGCACTTACTTGTGAAACTATGTTAACTTGACCAGTAAAATAAAAACCAGCTGAGTGCATTGTTTTCTTAAATGAATCTCTCCAGTCATTAATTGTACGACCAACTTTAATCACATAAGAGAAATCTTGGTAGTATAAACTATCTTGTATTCTCATTGTTGTTTCTGAAACGTGACCATCTTCATTTATAAAAGCACCTGCTGTATTTGCTGTAGCACCAACTGTAGCTGTTGCTGTAGCTTGATCGGTAACTTTAACTGTAACAGTAGCACCACTAGTATCGCCTGTAATTGTAGTGTCGTTAGCAAATGTGCCTGTAGCACCACTTAAAGTTAAAATGTTTCTATCAGCATCAAAAGATACAACTGTAGCTGTAACAGCACTTGAATCGGATGCTATGCCTGATACTGTTTCACTTGTTATAAAATTACCTGATTTTGCTAAAATTAAAATTTTTGATCTCAATGTTAAAGTTGGAGGTGTAGCTGATTGTTGATGTTCAGCACCTGATTCTACAACTTTCAAAGATAATATTCTACCAATTTCAGAACCGTATGTGTGTATTGAAGCACCTGAACCATTTGTATCATCTACAGTTACAATTGGTAGAGATAGATAATTTGAACCAGCATTTATAATTCTTATATCTGTTATATCACCAGAGCCTGTTCCGCTTTCTTGTACGATTTTATTTCCTGTGTAAGGATCACCTCTTGTAGTTTCATCTTCTAAAACAATATGACTAGTTGATTCTGATTCCGTACCTTCTTCTAATCTTAATCCACCGTTTACAACGGATACTTTTGCTGTAGCAGCTCCACCACCTGTATCAGTATTGTTAAAAATAATATTATCTCCAATTTCATAACCTGAACCACCATCATCTATATAAAAATCTGTTAAACTTCCTCTACCAATAGAGTCAACATTTATAATTGCTCCTTGGCCACCACCTGTTACCGATACAGTTTCGCCTGAATTATATAGTGAACCATCATTGGTAATTGTAACTGAGTTAGGAATACCTGTTATAGTAGCCTTGATAAAAAAATCATCATCATCACTTTCTGTACCTCTAATAACTTCGTTTGTTTGAAATGTGCCAGTTATAGTATCTTCGTTTAAAATAAATTCTGTAACTAAATTTGAACCTACTTGAAACTTAAATACGTTTTCAATTATGGCTGTAGCACCTGAAGTTTCTCCAGTTATAGTACGGCCTACTAAACTAGATGTATCACCTGTTAATAATTGAGATGTTGTTTGTATCGCTCTCATTATTAATTGAGTATCCCATTGACCATCGGATGCTCTTAACATTTGTTCACGTGGATAGATTGTTTCAGAATCTTCATTAAATAATAATCTAAAAAATAATTCGTGGCCTCTATTAGTACCTTTTGCTCTGTAAAGTGATTTTACATTTTTAATTAATTTTCTTTTATTAACACCAGTATCTAAACTCTCAGGTAATGTATTTAAAAATTCGTTTCTAAATTTAGTTAAGAAATTTGAAATTGCTTTATCTGGATCCCTAAAGTTTAATAACTCTTGTATGTTTGTTACAGGATTTGGTTTATAATTATTGATGACAGCAGAAGCATTTGAAGAACCACCTAAAACAGTTTCACCCATTTTAAATTTATCTTGTGCTGATATGAATAATCTTCCGTTTGATAAGTCTTCAGCGATTACAGTTGCTGTTGCTTTTGAAGTTTGACCTGTGATTGTTTCACCTCTAGTAAACTTACCAAAAGATGAACTTTCTAAAATAATCTTATCACCAGAATCTAATTGTGTTCTATCAGAATCAATACGAGAACCATCTAACAATAAAGTATTTGATTGAGCTGTTTCTGTTTCTAATTGAATGCCATCTGTTGTTTGTACCGAAGTTACTACTAACTCGGCAGATTCCATAAAGGTAAAATATGTTTTTACAAACTCTAAAAACTTAGGGTGCTGTTCGATAACGAACTCTGGCGCCTGCGAGTTTATCAGGTGTGATATTTTATCTTTGAATGTGGCCATTTTTATGTGCTATAACTTGATGAAGTTGTATAACCTACACCAGCGTCAGCTGAACCTCCAACGAAAGTATCTGCTTGAACTGTGATAGATGAATTTGCTGTATCTATTTCTAAAATCTGATCTCTTACAGGAACTATATCATTTGAGTTTGGTTGTACTGTCAACTCAATAACCGTTGAAGCAGAACCTCTAATATTTTCTACACTAGAAACATTTAAAGAATTAATTGTAATTTGACCTGTAGTATAATTAATTGTACCTTGTGTATTGTTTACATATGTTCTAACTGAACCTACAAAATAAAATCTTCTAATATTACCTTGGCCGTCATCATCAAAGTAATAAACATTTGTTGTATCACCTGTGACTTTAAATCCAGTTGAACTTAAAATACCTCCTGATTCTGATCTATGGCCAGAATGTGGATTATATAATGAGTTTCTAAAGTAAATATTATATCGTGTAGATGAACCAAGTGTTGGTGTAAAGTTTTTTCTTATTCTCAATGTAGTGATGTTAGATAAAATAGAAGTATCTACATCATCAATTAATTCTACCACTTTTGAATATCTAAACATACTATCAAACTTTTGTAATGTGTTTGAACTGTAATTAGATAACGCTGTTGTAATTTCTGATTTTAAAGTATCAGCTGTTTTAGTTGTAGCCTTTTCATCATACTTAACATTTGAAGTTAATAATAATGATGTTGTTTCTGGATCAACAATCTCTGGTCTAACTGAAGCAACATTAAATTTTTTAAGTGATGTTACAATAGATTGTTTAGTTGTATCTGTTAGTGTAGAACCTGAAGCGGCCTTAATAGCAATTTTAACAACACCATAAACAGGTGTTTCGTCATCTTCTCCACCCCAAGCTGAAACTGATTGAGCATTAGGATATAATTCTAAAACTTTTGTTTCATAATCAGATGTAGTGACTGCTCTATCTTGTGCTGAATATTGTAAAGGAGCATTATACTTAATTGATTCTTTTGATTGTGGTTCAGCACCGCCTTGTGCTGATGAAACTGTTGTGATTGTAACATTAGAAAAAGTATCTATTGAACCTGATAAAGCAAATGTAGAAGCACCATTAGCTTCTGCTTTATTTGTAACAACATATTCTAATATGACTATGTTACCATTACTTAATGATCTACCTACAACACCATCACCAAAATAAACTTCAAACTTTCCGTTTTCACTTTCTTGTAAGAAATAAACTTTTGAAGTTGAATCTAAACTTGTGTATGTTGAACTTGCTGTGTATGTTGCTGTTGTTGAATCACTTGAAGAATTTTGAACTTGAACTTTTAAAGTTGTTGTATCAGCATTAGCACTTGGAATAATAAATCTTTGGTCAGGATCGGAAGTGTTAACTGTATATTTAAAAGTAGTTAAAGTGCCCTCGTAAATTGGAATACTTGAAAACTGATAAACACCACTTGAAGGTGTAATTGTGTGAGAAGCATTAGTTACGAATTGATATGATGTGCCATTTGCTGAAGTTGTAAACACAGTACCTTTGGCCATTGTTAAAGAAGCGCCTGAAGCATTATTAACTAAAATATTAATTGACGCTGAAGGAGCTTTTGCTGATGTTGGAGTATAACCTAACATCTTAGCAATTGAAACTATATTTTTTCTTATGTCAGCACTATCTAAGTACATTTCATTTGCTAACATATTAGCATTGAAACCTAGGTAGTGTGTATTGTAAGCAAGTAAGTCTAAGAGAATTGAAAAACCAGAACCTTCAAAATTATAATCAGAAAATTCAGCCTGACTTTGTAAGAATGTTTTTAAATTCGATTTGATTTGGTCAAAATCTAATTCTGATACTGATAATTTATTTGTTGCCATTTTATCTTAGCCTTTGTAAATATGTTTCTACTAATACAGGTTCAGGTATATTCTGTACATAAAAATAGATAGAAACTTTTAATCTATTTCTGTCTGCGTCATCTTCTAAAGCAATATCTTGTAATGAAGCTCTAGGCTCATAAGCAGTTATAACTTCACTAATTTTTCTTTTTAAAAATATACCAATAATTGGTGAGTAATTTTCAAAAAGTAATTCTCTAATACCACAACCTAATTCTGGATGAAAAGGTCTCTCATATAGATTAGTTTGAACTAAATTTTTAACACTTCTCTTTACAGCGTCAACATCTTCAATTTTTGTTATATCATTAGTGACAGGATTTCTTGTAAAATTTAAATCTAAATCTTTATAGAACTTCCTAGCTGTACGTTTACTCTTATTCGTATTTGAAGCGTCATATATTGCCATAGTGGTAATATTTATACATTATCCACAAGATATATTGGAAGAACCACTAGTCATATTGCCTGAATCAGCAGAATCTCCTACACGAGCCACAAATGCTCCTGCTATACGAACTGTTGATGAACCTACATTAACAAATCTTACGTGAGGCGGACAAGGTGGTAAAGGTGGCGCTGGATGAGAAACAGTTGGATCGCCTACTCTAGCGATTAATATACCATTTGCTCTGACTGTAGATTGTCCAGGTGTATCCAATGTAGTTGTGCCTACACAAGAATGGCCTGTAGAGAGAGTATCTCCTTTTCTACAAACAGCAGGCATTATTTACCTAATTTTTTCTTTCTTCCCCAAGGTAACTTGATAGTTTCAATCATTTGTTTACCTTTTTTACTAATATATTCAACACCAATAAATTTGTCTTTAAAATCTGCTTGAATTGCCTTAACTGCCGTCTTCAAACTTAATTTTTCTACTTCTTTTTCTTCACCCGCTTCATTCCAAAACAAAAATTTTCTCATTTTACTCATTTTTTATGCTCCATTAAATAAATCTTCATTTATTTCAATTTTTTCTTCATTTTCTTTGTGCCTACAATGTACACAACACAAAGTTTCTTCTTTTTCGCCATAATTTTGAAAACAATAGCCTTTACAATGACATTTATGACCGCAATTTTGACAATAAGACATTTTTCCTCTTTTTTTTAACTATTTATCTTAAAAATTACAACTTGCCGTAGCGCTTGTTGTTCTATTTTCTATCATTTTATTGATTTTTTCTTTTGTACCAACATTTTTATCAACTGATTCGTTATTTTCTTCACTTCCCAACTCAATTTTTGGTAAAAATTTACAATTTTCAATTTTAGGAACACAAGATGAGAACAAAATAAGAACAAATGTAATAAAAATAGTAATTTTTAATGTTTTTTTTATCATTTTTTTGATTTTTTCGCTTGACTTTACGATATTTATGTGGTATTATGGTCGTATAAACAATGAAAAACAAAGGAAAATACACTATGACAAACTTTTTTGGTATTACAACTATTTTGGCTGCTATTTTAGCAGTTGGTACAATCGAGGATTGTGGCGGAGCTTGTATCGGTAATGAAAATTGGACAGCCTTTTTTATTTGCTTGACAATTATGATAATTTCTGGTATATTAACCGTATTAACAATGAAAAAAGGACAATAACACTATGATAAAAGTATCACAAAAATGCGAAACATTAGAAGAAGGCATTAAATTTATGATGGCTGGCGCAAAAGCCGACTATGTAAGAATGTCAACTAATAATGGTACAAAAGAA